TTCACCACCGAAGTGGGAAACGATTGCTCCTATGGGGATTGAGTTTGCATCAATGGCACCTTTGTATCTGCCCGCTTTACGTACCCTGGACCAGTCTTGTGCTGGCATACACACCCCTTTGCATCACACTTGTCGTGCCAATGAGCTGAACGCTTGTAATGAGCAAGACCGTTCTCTTCTCCACCTTTAAGGCAGTTCGGGCAAATCATCTTCTACCTCTTCTGCTTCTGGTACAACTTCTGGTACTAGTATCTCTGTTGTTGTTATGTCACCTTCTGGTACTGGCATTACTGTTTCTCCTTTAACCATTGTGCTAGGTCCTGAATGACCCAGGCTTGATCTATTGAAGCGTTGCGACGCTTAACTATTACATATGACAGTGGTACTTCCCCGATACCGCGAGCCTTAGCATAGTTAAGCGCCTCAACTTGTGCTTCTCTCCAGAACTCAGGCAAGGATAGTGTTGCCCTGTTCTTGAGTTCAAGGATGTAAGTTTCTCCTGCGATAACAGTAACGATATCGCCCTCATCCTTTGCCCCAGCTTTAGTCAGACGCTCTGCAATAACCCCCGCCTTACGGAGCCACTTCATTACGTCTGTCTCAAACTGAGAACCTTTAGTCTTGTTGTACTGACTCATCTACCAGTACGACCTTGTTGATTTTATAGACAACTTCACCAGTCTCATCTTTGACTAGTTCGACAATACCAGATTGCAATAGAGCACCAACGAAGTTGGTCAGGTCTACCTTGAGTGCATCAACATCTGCACGTAGTTCATCTGTTTTGAGATTATCTCTGTACTTATTTGTTAACTGTCCTTCAGACATTGTATCCTCCTTGGTATCCTGCGATTGTATCCTTGCGTAACATCCAGCCAAACTCATTCTGATCTGATATCTGTACTGCTGCATAGTTTACCAGTAGCTGTGCGTATTTACTGCCGTCTGCAGTATGAGCGCCAAAGCGATTCTTAACTGGTGCAACTTTGAGCATTCCTTGTGATGGGTCATAACCCATTGTAAGTATCAGCGCAGGTAACTGACTGACCTTTCCGTGAATTGATCGGCGATGAGGTGGGTTTGTAGGGGAGCCATACTCTGACTGTTCTGATACGTGATGGAGTACTAAGACACAGGCCTCAGTCTTGCGTGCCATATCGTGTAGCTCCATCATAATTGCTCTAAGGCCAGCCCACTCGTTGTCTGTCTCAGCAGTTATGTTCATCAAGTTATCAATGACAATCAACTCAGGTGGCTGTCCATAGAGTTCAACGTAGGCTCTTATCTCCAACTCTAAATCATCAATGTTCGGAGATGAATCAAAGACCCACTTGATATGTGAAAGTTTATCCAAATGTGCATTGTAGTACTGGCTATTATCTGAAAGGTTTGCCTCCACAGTTACCTGTGAATGGCCGGATAGATGCGATACAGACCTCATCATTACTGTCGTTGTATCGGTATCTGCTGAAAAGAAAAGCGTAGGTACTTTTGCTTTGATTGCATAGATCAGAGCGAACATAGATTTACCAGCGTTCGGTGCTGCAGCTACCATACATACCTGGCCTCTGCGAAACTTAATGCCTTCTGCTTTTAATCCATCCCACACGTCTGGTAGCGGTGTTGCTTTGGTAAGCACACCACTCCAAGCGCGGGAAAGATTAAGCACTCTTCCAGTCCTTTACTCTAATCTTGCTTCGTGTACGTAATAAGGTGCGTTCGTATTCTGTTAACCCACCCCAGATACCAAAGCGTTCATTCTTAATACCCCATTGAGCGCACTCAGTTTTATGAATGCAACTCCTGCAAATTGACTTTGCATAACTAGGATCTAATAGCTTACGGTTTTCTGGGTTATCTCTTTCTGGAAACCAGAAGTCTCCACCAATCTCTGCACATAGCGGGTTCTCGTATTCACGAGGCTCCCGCACTTGTTATCGAACCCAGATAGTGTCGCACTTGTCTACTGCACCCTTTGGTGCAGCACACATATAGCCCTTCCAAGGTCCCTTAGCTGATGTACCTGAACGGAAAGCCATCTCTCCGTGTCGGCACGTGTGTGCCTGTCCATTAGATTGAACTGCTACTGGTAGTGGTTGTGAGACAGTCGCTACTGGTGCTTGATTGAATTGTCTTTCAACTGATTCAGCAGTTGGTGCTGGTGCTGATGCACCACTGAGAAGTTCTCTACCTGTTGACTTGATAAGAGTAGATACCATTGATAGATCTGTAAGGCCTGTCTCTAAATCTCTGACATCCTTTGCGTAAAGATTGATGAGTGTTCCATCAGGCAACTTATAGTTGACCTGGAACTTTGTTCCTTCTACTGACATTTACTTACCTCCACCTTGCTTTATAGATAGGCGATGACTCTCAGCGCCTATCTTCTTAGGGACATACCCTAAAAGTTTTTCTACTTCTTCACTATCAACTGACTCGCGCCCTCTAACAGTGCTCCAACTTACTTCGATACCAGAGTTAGTAACTCCTAGTAATCCTTCAAAGGTTGCCTTCAAAGAATCTTGTTCTTTCTCTAGCTCTTTAATCTGTAATGCTAACTGTAAATACATCAGTGCATTCCTGTCAATATCAGGATCTGCAATGACTATATCAGTCACTGGTGTACGTTCTTTTTTTAGACCAACGCATCCCATCTGCCCACTTGCGTCATAGAACTTGCAATAGAACTGACAGTAGCTTGCATCTTTCTCTGGTGCTGGTGCCTCTGCTGCTTCTTTAACAGCCGCTAGCCAACCGAGTGCCTCTAGTGCAATGGACTCATTGTAGTCTTCGGTGTGAACCTTGACATCTCTTTCGTCCCCGTCCCTGGCAATTGCTACCAGTGACACTCGGTTGACCGCATAGCCGTTGTTAGCTAGGAGGTAGCCGTAAAGCTGTACTTGCCACCGTTGTTGTGTTGATGGAAAGTAAGAAAGGTTCCGAACCTTACTTGTCTTCCAGTCAATGACATCACCAGTACCAGGTACAAAGCAGTCAATGTGTGCTTTCATTCCATTGTATTCAGCTTCAACTTCTACTAATACATCTGGATTATCTGCTAATGCTCTTTCAATTTCTGCGTGAATAGCAGTACCCATAATCGCAGCAAGTTTTAATTCGTTATCGTTAGTCTCTGGCTGGTCGTTGAGTCGGTACCAAACCTTACGTCGGCAACCACCTACCTCTGATGGACCAATCTGTACTTGTGTTGAACGTGAGCGCTTTGCATCGCCTGCACGAAGTGCATTGAGTAGCAGTTCTTTAGGATCAGTAACACTCACTTCTTGTACTTCCAATCCACCCATAAATCAAATGCTCTGCCAATAATAATTCCAACCATTAAACCAATAAGAAATGTTGTCATACTTTCAACGCTCCAGCTTCTTGTGCATCAATGTATAACTTGTAAGCAAGTCTACACGCTAACCAACCTTGTTGATGCCAATACTGTGCAGCGTATTCATCTGTCATATGAATGTATTTAACTTGATCTTCCATAGCTCCTCCTAGAACCGTTCTTGTACCACCAACTGTAAAGGCTTACCAGTGTTAGCGTCAAGAACCGAAGCAATCTCTACGGCTCTACGGGCGTGTCTCTTTGAATAGGCTAGGTCCATATCAGGTTTGACAATTGAATACAGGTAGCCAAGAGCAAGCTGGCCCCCAGAACCAATGCCATACGCTCCGTGATTTGCTTGGAAAAAAGAGAGATCACAAGCAATACGAAAGATATTACCGTTAAAAGCAATGAGATAATCGAAGCCATCATCTTTGTCCACCTTGTTGTACTCGTAGTTGTTGTCGGTAAATGCTTGGATAATACTGGGTATGATTCTCTTTCCCATAAACTGCGCTGGCTCTTCACCTTTATAGACTGGTGGCTTCCAGTTGTAGGAAAGAATATCACCTGGCCTAGTATCACCTGAAAGACCAATGAGATACTTACCAACCTCAACTATCTTTGGCGTACTGGTGGCAAGGGTTACTAAATTATCTTCTGTAATCTGTGAGTCAGCTACTAGAACCGCGTAATCAATACATTCCAGCGCCGCGATTGTTGTCATAGGTATCAGCCTACCAGTCAA